TACGTGATGACACGCTACAGCAATTTACAAGCAGTACGCTCAGGTCAATGGCAGAAGGCAAAGGTCTCCCTGAAATTTTAAGCCAGTTTGACGACCTTGTTGAGACGCGAAAAGGGCAAGCCAAGATGGTTGCTCGTACACAGATAAGCACATTTAACAGCCTGACGACTAAGGCTAGGGCGCAGAATTTAGGAATCAAAAGCGCTCGCTGGCGAACGTCTGAGGATGAGCGAGTGCGTGGCAATCCAAGCGGAAGATACCCAAACGCAGTACCTAGCCACTTCAAGCTTAACGGTGTGGAGTTTGACCTGTCAAAAGGGGCACTAATAAATGGTAGATTTTTGCTTCCGGGCGTCGATTATAACTGCCGATGTGACTATGATTTGATTATACCCAAAATGGGCGACTAAAAATTTTTATTACATTTGGAGAATACAAGTGGCTGAAAGAAAGTATTTTAAAAACAGTGGATCAAACACACTGCCTGTTGACGGGTCATTTTTCACCGATGCGCTTACACCCGACTATGATGCAAGCGTGTTTGTCATCGCTCTATATGATGCGAACGGTGATATTGTTACGCCCTCGGCAGGAACTTGTACGATAACCGTATCACCCATTGACGGCCAATTTCAAGGCCCGTCTGAAGGTGATTCGATTATCAACTTAACCCTTGCTGGAGCTGATGCAAGTTACACTATGCCGTCGTTTGCTGGGCCACAAATTAAAGGTAAAATAGTGTTAGCAGATGTTGCCGGCGCAGTGAGTGCAACCGCTTTTTTGTGGAGATATTGATATGCCATACCCACGGACACCGACCCCATCAATCGAAGGCGTAAGCAAGACTTACTGGTTTATTACTAACAGCACAAACTCAGCTATATCGCACACAGGCAACGCAACAGACACATACATAACTAACAACGCGGATAGTTTAAACGCGTACAATCCAAACTCAAAAGATGTATTGTGGAATGCTTCAACTAACAAATTTGATTTCTCATCGTTAAAGGTTGGCGACGTTGTTGATATTGTAGGATTTGCTGCATTTAATAATCTTGCGGCGCAAGAGTTTGATATGTTTATAAGCCTAGCTGAGGGAACAAGTACAGCACACGAGCATCAAGTAATACACAATTATTATAAAACGGCCGTCACGGGTAACAAGATCGCTTTTTCGTATCATATGCTTATTGAGGACGAGGACTATAGAACTGGTGGTGCTAGATTTAGATTTTCGTCTGTTCAGGCTGCATCAATCACAGTGGATAGGTTTTCGGCAACGGTAACATCAGTTTAATGATATGGGGGGCAGGCTGTTAAAATTGCATTATTTGACTATTGATATAGATAGGATTTATACTCGCGAGCATTAGCATAGGTTTTATTTATGGCAGTGATTAATAAAGATGTAAAGATTGTTCGACAGTTTGCTGATGTTGCTGTTTTTTCTAGCGAAGACAAAACCGCAATAAGTGTGCGCGATGGCGTCATTGAGTATTTAGGGTCTGAGCTTAATCTAAGCCCTAGCGAAAAGATATTTACTGTTTATCGATCCCCAGCAACTATAGCAAACGCGGCTCAGGCAATGCTTGGCATCCCTTTGACTAACGAGCATGTTGATTTAGACGAGCCAAGGCCAGACACAGGCAGCACTGTAGAACAATCAAAACTGATTGACCAAATAACTCCTCAAACAAATTCATTTATTGCGATTTTAAACAAAATATCAATATCTGATTCGATGATGCCAGCCCTCAAAGATAAGCGTGAGCTGTCGTTAGGTTATCATGCTGAGCTTATTTCACACGACACGTATGATTTTGAGCAAATTAACATCATCCCGCACCACCTCGCAGCAGTGCCAGCGGGCCGGTGTGGTTCGTTGTGTAGTTTCATAGATCGAAAATTAATTAAGAGTGAGAAGAATATGAAGTTTCATAAATCATTTCTAGATGCTGAGGGCAAGCTAAATCTTGAGCAAATTGCTGAGATTGCAACGGCTTTACCCGAAGCAATGAGAAAAGTACCCGTAGACGAGATTGAAGCCCTTCGACCAGCTCTCATGCAGATTATGTCTTACGCTAAAGAAGCAGGCGTTGAGATGGCTGACATGGAATCTGAGGACGAATACAGCGACGAAGAAAAACAAAAAATGGCCGACATGGAGAAAGAAAAAAAAGAGATGGAAGACGCCGAGTGCAAAGACGCAGACGACAAAAAGTTTGCTGATGCTCTAAATGTTCGATCAAAGGCTTTTGCTGATGTTGAAGTCAAGCGATATTCATCTGTAATCAATAAAGCGCGTCAGTTTCTTGACGATGATTACGAGTTTAGTGGAAAGTCTGCTAACGACGTTATGCGGGATTCTTTATCAACCCAATCGACTGACAAATTTGAAGATGCTGAACTATCAGTTGCATTCAAATTGCTTAGAAAAACATCGCCTAATTACAGTGGATTTGGTGACAACAAAAACGATAACTCGCTAAGTGCGCGAATTGCCAAAGACCTAGGAGAAGCATAATGCCTTTTAACAACACAGTCCTCGCTACAAACGCAGAACTACCCGCAGGCGAATTGATTACTGACTCAGTCGGCAATATCAGCGCTTATGATAAATTTGAAAATGATTTGCGCGTTGGTCGTTTTGCCAAATTCGACAGTGGATCTATTGACAACATGGACGGATCTTCAACGCCCGTAATCGCTGGAATTGTTGCACGTAAAATAACCAACGAGATTGGCGTCAACGTATACAAAACCACTGGCGCAGGCATTGACCAAGTCGCTGAGGTTATTAACTTTGGATTTGCCACCGTTACCGTCACAGACGCAGCAGACCCTTCGCGCTACGGCCCTGTTCAAGTCATCAATGCAAACACGGCAGAAGCGGGAAAGGCCACCGACGCATCCGTCGGCACTGGGGTCATCTCAGCAGGTGACGTTGTTTTTTGGTCACAGAAAGCGGCTAAAGTTTGGCTAGTTCGCATCAATAAATTTTTATAGGGGTTGCACAAGTGAAAAAAACAAGCGCAGATATAAACAAAGTTTACAATGTAAAATCATTCGAGAAGATTGCAGACACTGCAAAATCTTTTAAAGACGAGGGCGGTATTATTCTCGCTCGAAATCTTGAGTTTGTAAGCCCTGAAATATTCACACAAGAATTCGCAGGCTTGACCTTCTTGAATAGCGGCATAACTGTCAACAATGAGGGCGGCTATGCAACATCCATTCAAAAGTTAAAGCTTACGGTTGAGGGAGGCTATGTAGAGTCCGGCACTGCATCAAACGGTACGGGCAAGATCACCCTGTCAGGCGAAGATGATTCTATTCCAGTATTCTCTAAAGAAGCAGAAAGTGCATGGACTGAGGTTCAGCTAAAACAAGCCGAGCTTCAAAACATTAATCTGCCTTCTCGGTTCTTTGAAGGCCACGCTGAGTTGTATAATCGTGATCTTGACTCAATCGGTTATTTAGGCCAGCTTCGAGCAGACGGAACTCAAAAGACTACCGGCCTTTTAAACTCATCAGCGTTCGCAACATCATCAGCAGGCGGTGCAGCTTCAACGCTAACAGGTGCGGAGCTTTATGCTGAGATTGCTGAGCTTATCACTGCACAGTTTACCGGAGTTTTAAACGTCGAGACCTTTAAAGCGACTAACGTCATAATGCCGGTCGGCGTTTTTAATATTGCACAGCGCACTATCTTAAACTCAGCAGGTTCTGAAATGTCAGTGCTGGCTGCATTGATTGCTAACTTCCCAACCATCACATTTGGTTTGACTAGCAAGGCAGCAACCGCAGGCGCAAGCGATGCCTCTGTGACCGTCGCATTCAGTAACAACAGGCGAGCTATGCAGTTCCGTCTACCTGTTCCGTTAAACGTCTCTAGTGTTGATCAGCGAGGCTTTAAATACTTTGTTGAGAGCTTCTTTAGCATCGCAGGCTTAGATGTAATTGAAACAGGTTCAGCACGAACTCTTACAGGTTTGTAATTAATCTATTCACGGATGAAGCGAATTCACGGGTGTTTTTATGAAGAAGAACAAGCAAAATCAGTCAAAGGTCGTTGTCGAAAAGGCTATCGATAATACTCAGGATGCAATTATTGAAGGCGGCGAAGATTTAGGTCAGGGATCTTTACTTGATGAAAGCGATCAAGTGGCTGGCGAGGGCATGCAGGTTGTTAATTTGCAGAAAGCTCCTCATCAAGTCTTTGATAGCTTAATCAAAAAAGGCGAAAGCTATACGATTACAGAATGCGACGCTAAAAAGAAACAAGGGCTAAAAAAGGTCATGCATGCTATTGAGCTTGGTTATCTAAAAGAATGTTAATTGATGATTTTAAGGCTAGATTCCCTGTATTTGACTTTGCTAAATACGACGCCAATATAAATATATTAGCTGACGTTTGGCCGTTTTATTATGGGGGTGCATATCCTGATGATCAAGAAATTATTTTGAATCTTATTGCTCATATGCTTATTAGCGAAGAGAGTGCCAAATCTAGCACGAACAAGGACATTTCATCTACGTCTGCTGGCAATGTGTCACTATCTTTTGCCGCACTTTCACCTTCAAGCAGTGAGCGATCAGACTGGCTTAGGTCTACTAAATACGGACAAAGATATTTGATGTTAACACGAAGTCGTGCAGGTGGTTTTTTTGTCTAACTTAACGCCTCAGCAAATGTTAGAACGAACAACGGCTTATGCTAAAAATATACGTGTAGCCTTAAGGTCTCACGTTGCTGTTGGCCTACCTTCTGAGAAAATAGGTGGCAAAATATACGGCGAAGGTATGACAATTGCGGCCGTTGGCGCTATACATGAATACGGCGGGGAAAAAATTCCGAGACGATCATTTTTAAATACACCATTTATTGAAAAAAAAGACGAACTAAAAAACGCGGTTGAGCTTCAATTTAGCGACGTATATCAGCGCGGTAAAGGCGCAAAAGTTGCGCTAGGGCTAGTAGGTGTTACTGCCGTAAATATCTCTAAGGGGGCTTTCACAACGCGAGGCTATGGCGTTTGGCCTGATATAAGCCAGAGCACAAAGAACGCAAAAGGCAGCAGCCAAGTGTTAATTGACACAGGCATACTTAGAGGCTCTATAACTTACGTAGTGAGAGGATCGTGATAAAATATTTTAATACAATGCACTTATGCCTGAAGATTGGAAGATTTCACATTGCAACAGTTGTTAGATATAACGAGATTGTTATGCTAAATTTGTTTAGTGTGTGTGTCTATAAGCGATGTGGTGATTTAAGATACTTTTTAGGTTGTTACTGGGGCAATGTATGATTGATTTATCGCCTGCTATAGAGCTTTTGTCATCTGAGCATACGATTAAGAATGTCAGCATCACCACGACTAACTTTGTTCAGTCAATAGTCGTTACATCTAGATCTCAAGAATGCCTTGTGCAGTCAGCAGAAAAAGACAAACTCAACCCAGACACGATTGACTATTCAAATGATTATCTAATGGTGCACAGTTTAGAAAACCTTAACAACGGCGAATACATATTGTACAAGTCAAAAGATTTCAAATTCATAGGGAAAGGCGACTATAATGATTTTGGTTATTGTGAGCAGCTTGCAGAAGAGACAAAGCGCCCATTGTTGGTGTCAACATGAGCAGGCCTTTAGTTAAGGCCGCAACATTTGTTCGGGATCTTTTAGATTATTCTGAGCAGCTGATACGAATTGGTCGAGACGGTTACGAGATAGATGATTATAATACTGCTTTCATTGCTGTTGACTCGCTAGGCACATTAAGACAATTAAGCAGCGGAGAAAAGTTTGATTCTGTCGCTGAGAAAATGACATACTTTAGCCGTAGCATAGTGCCGATAGTTTTATCATTCTATGGCGATGGCGCACACGAAAGAGCAACATCTTTTTCATTGCTGGTTAAATCGCAAAAATCTTTAGAGCTCCAATACACTTTGCAAATTGGAGTCTTTAGCACAACATCTATTACAGATGTAAAACTGTTAGCTGGCCAGCAATACGGCGAACGAGTTGAGCTTAACTTCAATATGCAGGTTACAAGCACAGTCGATGTTGATACGCTAAGAATTGACACGTCACAAATATCAATATTATCAGAAAACAGAGTGGAGTTTTAGACATGAGCGCAAGCATTACAGAAGTAATCAATGTCAGTATTCAAGAGGGCGGTCAGTTAGCGGCTCGCGACAACTTTAATATTGTAACAATCATTACGGGCGAAAAAATCGGCGGCCTGTCGTCAACTAATCGGTTTAGTATTCATCGTGATTCTGCAAGCGTTGCGTCTCAATACGGAACTTATTCAAAGCCTTATGAATTCTCAAAAGCCTTTTTCGGTACAAGCCCGAACCCTGTCAACAAAGGCGGCTACCTAGTTATCGCATACTGGCGCTCAGCAGAAGAAGCTGTGGCAGCTACTGCCGCAGTATTGACCGGTGCCCAGCTATCAGAGGTCGCTACAATCGGTGTTCTACAAGCAATACAAGACGGCTCTTTTGATGTTGACGTTGACGGATCAACCCAGAACGTAACAGGTGTTGATTTTAGAGCTGTAACCACTTTGGTGCAAGTTGTCGGATTACTCAACGACGAACTAACAGGCGCAACGGCAAGCATTGACGATCAAAAAATTGTCATTACTAGCGACACCACAGGAACTTCAAGCGCTTTAACATTTCTAACTGCTCCAGCAGGCGGAACTTTTATCGGTGATATTCTTACATTGTCAGAAGGGTCAGGCTCTACACTCGCACAAGGTGCAGCATCAACAACAATTGCACTGCAGTCTAAAGAGGCAGCCGTCACTGAAATAAAAGCCCTTACAAACTTTAAGGGCGGCATGTTTATTGACAATCCGACCGACGTTGAATCAAAATCTCTTGCACAATGGGCGCAGGCTAACGGCGTATTATTGTATGACGTGTTTAATGCACCGGCGAATCTAGAGGTTAGCGCTACAAACGTCGTTTGGGACATAAAACTTTCTAGCTTAACCAATTACCGCATGCTATTCAGTAAAGCGAACAATAGAAAAATGGCAGCGTCATACATGGCACGCACTCACACTGTACTTTTTAATGCGATTAATTCAGCATTAACTATGCAAGTTAAGGAGCTTTCTGTTGCTGCAGAAGATTATGACGACATAGAACTGCTTAAAGCTAAAGCTGTTGGTCTTGATGTTTACACTACAATCAAATTATCGCCTGTAATTTTAACAAGCGGCGCGAATGATTTTACTGACAATCGATACAATTTGTTAGCGTATGTAGATGCAGTCTCAACCGATATGTTTAACCTGCTAAAACTAACATCAACAAAGATCCCACAGACTCAAAAAGGCGTGGATCAGCTTATTGATCAAGCAGAAAAGACAACTCGCGGATTCGTAACTGCCGGTTTTATTGGCCCGGGTACATGGTCAAGCCCCGATACGTTTGGCGATGTCGAAACATTTAAGCGCAGCATATTCCAAAACGGTTTTTACTGGCTAGCAAATAGTTTAGCCGATCAACCTCAGTCAGATCGAGAGCTTAGGAAATCACCCGTGCTTCAGGGTGCGATAAAATTTCAGGGCGCAATTCACAGCGTTGACCTGATCATAGTGGTTAACAAATAAATAAATAGGTAAGCTTATGTCTGCAATAATTCTAGCAAACGGCAGCACAACGCTTGTGCTCAATGGTGAGATAATTGGGGATCTTCAAGAAGGTGAGAACCTAATGATAACCTCGGTCAACCCCGCAACAACTCAAACCAACGGCATTGATGGAGCTGTTAACATTAACGAGCGCTCTGACAAAGACGTGCATGATGTAACTATTCGAGTAATGAAATTTAGCGACAGCGATGTTTTTCTAAACACAGCAAGAAATCAGACGCCTCCTACTTTATTTCAAGGCAGCGCTAAAGAAAGTTACAACAAAGACGGAAATGATGCTGTTGAGTCTTACTCACTTGAGAATGGCTCATTTACTGCACAGCCAAGTAAATCGGTCAATTCGCTTGATGGATCGCCGGGCATGGAGTACGTAATACGATTCAGGCGAGCGACACGCAACCTGTAAAAGCTTTAAATGGGCTAGTCAAGATCAGATGAAAGCAGCTCTACCCGTAGCTGTTGCCCATTTAATTAAACGGGGTTTAGGGTGAACTAATGAAAGATACAAATAAAGATCTAAAGCAAGAGACTGAAGTTAGTCAGGCGCTAGACATGGCGCGAAAAATCCACGAAGACAAGTGTGCGACAATTAACGGGCGCGATTATGTTATTGCAAACGTAAATCACTTAAAGCGCAGGAAGGTGTTTGCATACTTCACGCGAATTCAAAAAGACCTACAAAACAAAGATTTCTGGTTTCTTGAGTCTAGTGAATGGGCCGAGGTTGAGAAAACTATTGATAGTGTCGTATTATTTGACGGTAACTCAATGACAAAAATCAGAGATCATTGGGACGACTACCCGGAAGATTATTTTTTGTATATTCAGTCAATGATGCCAGCGTTGAGCTATCCTTTTTTAAAAGGTCTCAGTGGCGCCTAAAAGTTTATGCTCCTGCGGCTGAGAACAATTTGATTGAGCACACGAATATAGATGATGACAATATGTCTATTCTGTATTTAGTCAAAAACGGCTACGGCTCTGTTTTAGAAATTAGGGATTGGGACACAGAGCAGTTTTTGGACGCTCTAGAGTATGAGTCAATCGGCAACGCAATCACCCGACATTTTCACTGGAAATCTGAGCAGAAATAATGGAAGTTACGGAACTCATAACGCGATTTAGTTTTCAAGGCAACACAACGCCGCTTGATAACTATAATGTGTCGCTAGGTGACAGTATAGGCTTGCTGGTAGGGTTTGCGGCTGCAACGGCTGCATCTGCCCTAGGTGTTGGATTGTTCGCTTCTAACGTGCTTGAATCAGTGCAGCCATTGATTGACTTAAACGCTGCAACGGGTGTGTCTGTTGAAAAAATACAAGAATTAAGTTTTATTGCATCAGTCTCAAACTCAAGCACAGAGCAACTATTCTCTTCACTCGAAGGATTATCCACAAAAATCGGTGAAGCGGCGCAAAAAGGCAGCGAAGAATTTTCGCGCCTCGGCATCAGTGTGCGAGATCAAAACGGATCAATCAAAGGCACTGAGCAGATACTTGGCGAGATAGGCAATCGATTTCAAACGCTCGGACTGTCTCTAAGTGAGCAGAAATCAATAGCTGAATCATTAGGTATAGATGCATCATTGCTGACCTTGCTTGGAAAGTCATCATCTGAGCTTGGAAAACTTGCAGAAAGGTCACGAGAGATTGGAATACTTAACGAAGGGCAAGTAAAGCAGGCTCAAGACTATAATGACTCTCTGACGGTTCTAAGGGCAGGCCTAGAAGGTTTTAGAAGGCTTTTAGCTGTAGGTCTTGCGCCTGAGCTGAGCAGGCTTGTGGAAGGATTCACCGAGGTTTTGATTATCAATAAAGACTGGATTATAAACGTAGTCGTCAATGCTATCACTGTTATCAGCGATCTTTTCTCATCGCTAATAAGAATTGCTCCGGTCCTTGCTGTTGTAGCCGCTGGATTTTTAATTGCAAAAATTGCAACCCTAGGGTTCGCTGCATCACTAGCTTTAGTTTTTACTCCGGTTGTTGTGCTGGCTGCATTGATTGCGGGAGCTTTATTGATTCTTGACGATTTAGTAGCTGCATTCAAGGGAGAGGATTCATTAATCGGTGATTTCTTTAAAGAATTTCTAGATTTTGACATTGAAGCTTTCGGCGCTTTTATAATTGACGGAGTAAAGAAAGCATTTGACGGAGTTGTAAAGCTCGGCGAGTTTCTTTTTAATGACTTGATGGCGCTATTCGATAGAATAAAAAACTTAGTGCCCGACTTTTCAAATATACTTGGTGACATTAAAAATTTAATACCTGAAAGATTTCTAAACTTATTTAGTGGAGACGCTCAGCTTGAAGTCAATACAAGTGCTATGCCTATTCCTTCGGCCTTTAGCGCAAGCGATATTCCTGACAATTCATTTTTACCGTCAAGCAGCGTGCAAAATTCTAGCCGAAGTGTTTCACAAACTGTTAGTATTGATGTAAAGACGACAGATCCAGAGCGTGCAGGTGTTGTTATTCGAGACACATTACAGGAGCAAATGACAGACGCAGAAGCTCAGTCTGGGAGGAGCGGAATGTGATAAAAGATTATATTGCAGCTCAATTTGAAAATGATGAGTCTGAGATTATTGGCATTGGTGGATTTAATACACTCGCTCGAATATCTGAAAAAATCAACAGAACTCGGAAAGGCACAACATCTTATCTTGAGAGCGGTGAGCCGGTCAATGACCACATAATCAGAGAGCCTCTGTCAATACAGATAACGGGTGAAGTCTCCGACGTGTTTGCCGGTCCGATTCGCGCAAATCAAATAGTCAGGTCCGCACAAGCCTCACTTGGTCTAGTTGTGCAATATCTTCCTGCTCGCACACAGGCACAAATAAGCAAAATATCAGCTCTAACGAACGACGTAAGCAACGCGATAGAAAAAGCTGACAGATTGATATCGCCTTCAAACTTTGCATCATTCCTAAGTTTTTCTAACGATGGCGGCAGAACAAACATAGAGCGATTTATTGACACGATGGAGGGCATCTACGCAAGCGATGTACTGATAAATGTAGACGCACCCTTTAGGTCATATAAAAGTATGTCGTTGTCAGTATTTGACTATGAAAGAAACAACACAACAAGCAGCTTGTCTTTTAATTTGCAATTTGTTCAATTTAGGTTTGTCGAATCAATATTTGTTATTGATGATAGACCCGCAAAAAACCCCGCTACCTCTAATAATGGCGCACAAGCTGACGAGGCTGACAAAGGGATTCAGGAAGGCAAAAAGTCTGAGTCACTAGCTAGCAAATATTTAGGGGGGCTGTTTCGTGATTGAGATTGAGAACATTACAGCAGAAGCGATACAACGTCATTTGATTGTGCTTGAGGAAAGCGAGGTTATATTAACGCTTCGATATTATCCTAAATCACTAATTTGGTGCTTTGATGCCGAGTTTTTAAATAAAAGAACCTTGGGCATCAAACTCTCAGTCGGCGCACTGCACATGGTTAGCCAGAACCAACCATTTGATTTTGAAGTTATCGATAATAGTCAGCT